TAGAACCCTTATCATCAACTACAACAACGTGTAGTTCATCGTTCTTGGAACTTCTCTCTAAGGAATACTGGGAGGTTCCTGGTTTTGGAGCAATGCTCTTCCAGTATACTGTTGTGTTATCTAGTCTGAGAGTTTGTTGATCATACCAATCAACAACTGGGTTTCTAGTTGTATCTGCATATAGTCCTTCACCGTATCCAAGAGTTCCATCTAAGGCACTTCTTGTATAAGTTACAACGAAAGTAGTTGAAGCATATGATACTGGAGCAGCTGTCTCTACAGTAATTGAGTTCGTGGAAACACCAGTTACTCTAGTAGAGAATTCGCTATTAAGAGTTTGGATTAAATCTCCAACTGCAACATCACCGATACTTCCAACGAGTCTTTGTGTAATATCAATTACGGTATTACCAATTCCGATTGTACCACCATCAGAGAATCTTAGTTTTTCGAGGGAGTTTGCAACTCCAACGTTATTGAATACCTGATAGTATGCACCTTGACCAACGCCATCACTTGCAGATAGAATTCTGTTTAGTGTGTTATCGGAATATTCTACGGCGATTGTTGTACCTGTAGTTGCATCAGTTCTACTTACAACCTTTACATCAATGCTTCCTTGATTGACTTCTGTAATGATACCTTTTACATATCCATTGAAGTTTTCTACTGTTCCCTGTGGAGTTACATATGAAGTCTGTAGACCACAAGTAATTGCATAACCAACGGCTAGACCAAAAGTACCGATTGAGATTCTTTGATCTGCTTTGTTATCAATAACACAAACTTTTAGATTATTTGACCAACTTCCAGCTTCTCTTGAGGAAAAATACCAGTCTGTTGCAGACTGATAGTTATTGAGGAAATCCTCATCAGAAGTAATCTTTAGAGGAACTGGTGAACTTACTGCTGCATGAGCATTAACAAGTCCAGCGTCATCTGTTCTGATTACTCTTAGGGTTCCACCGTAAGAAAGATAGGAAGAAGCCGTCAACCAATACTCATATTGAGCATCGTTGTTTGAAGGTTTTCCGAATTTTTTAATTAGATCTTGCTCAGTTTCAACCAAAACGGGAACGTTAACTGGTCCTCTTGCAAAAGGTCCTGCTATTGCACCTACTTGGTCGTTTACTGCATCAATTCTGCCTACAGTAAGATCAACTTCCCTGATCTTCACTCCTGGCGATACTAGGTTTAGCGACATGTCTTTCCCTCTAAAGAAGTTTTCAACTTGACTACAAATATTTAGTATTTGCTAACTTTATATTGGGGAAACTGCCAATGAACAATCTACCAGTCAGGATATTCCCATCTATCAAAAATTTTATTAGTCATTCTACTAACAGTTATTCTTTTTATAGTACAAACTTTACATTCGTATGAATATGCAGATGGTATAGTCCCTCTATCCTTTCTTGTTAAGTAAAAACCATCTATAAGATCTTTTATTTCACCACAAGATCTACATTTTCTTTCTGTTAAAAACAGATGTTCTAATTCAAAAGAATCTTCTATATCCATTATCGGTAATCCCACATATACTGCATATCACCATATTCATCTACATGCCACCTATCACCTTCTTCATCAACAAAACTACCAGTTGAATCTAAACCATCGGATATAAATCCAAAAGGTGCCATGTCTTGTTCAATTTGATTTTTCTGTTCTTCATAAATTCTCTTACGAACATCATTGTCCGTCATTTCTTTGAAGTATGGTTGCATCACCAACCATGAGAAAATAACTAGACACATTGCAAGGTCATCATTACATCCATCTTCCGCTTCAAATGAATTTGATTTTTGAATAAATGTAGTGAGTTCACTAATAATCTCATAATCTTTGATTATTAATTTATCATCTTCAAGTAGTGTCTTTAGGTTCATGCAACCAACTTTCTTGACAGTCTTGGACATCTTTACGCCCATCTGTGATTTTTTACCAGAAAATCCTTGACCTACTATTTGACCAGCACGTCCTCTCATAGAACACATAAGAACATTGTCATACTCCAAATCCATATGGAGAATCTGACCGACTTGTTCTCCAATATCATTGACTTCAACTAATACGTATGCTTTGTTATATGCATTTGCAAGATCTTTAATAATACTCGGGAAGAGCATCGGTTTTATTTGATTATTTCTATACTTTGCAACCAAACGATATGGGAATGTTGTTGTATCTACTACCGTAAATGCGGAATAATCTTTTTCAACTCCACGAGCAACGTCTACAGTAAGTACGTAGTTATGGTCATTCTGTGGTTCTTCATAAACATCCAAACCAGCGTTACGTTTGATTGGATCTTCGTATACCATCGAACGTAATTTTGGAGCAGATATAAGTGTATCAACTGATCCTAAGAATTCGCACTCAAACTCAACCTTGAACTGTTGTTCGGATGTGTTTGCAATAGTCTGTTGTTTCCATTTTTCGTCTCTACCAGGAACTTCAGACCAGTGAACATCAGTTGGAATATATTCGTTCTTTCCTCTCTCCGCATCATGCCACATGCGGTAGAAATGATTCATACCCTTTGGGGTAGAAACAATCAAGACCTTCGTGCTTTTACCTGACGAAATAGTAGGATATACAGAGGCAAAGAAGTCATCAGCAATGTGGTTCGGGATGAATGCGAACTCGTCCAGAAAGATGACATTGTACGATCCGCCACGGACAGCAGATGCAGAAGTAGACGCGGCGATAATCTTTGAACCATTTTCTAATTCTAGAGAACGTTTATTCCATGATACAATACCTTGCTGCATCCACTTTGGCAGTTTCTCGTATGCAAATTGTAACCTACTGAGTAGATCCTGTGCAGTTGATGCTTTGTTCGCTAGAATAGCTATGTTAACATTATCGTTAAACACCGCATAATGTAACAAATATGAAACACAAGTTGTGGATTTACCTGTCTGACGAGGCATTCTACAAATGTTGAATCTATTTTCGTGGAAATTATTGATTAACTTCTCTTGGAATGGGTACATGTCAAAAGACACTTCACCATAGTCAAGAGAAACGATCTTGATATAGTTACGTGCAAAATACACAGGATTTTGTTTGCACTTGATAAACTCAAGTACTTGTTCCTGTGTAAATTCAACGGCTACATTAGCCTTCTTTAGATTGGGATTACCAAGATATACCTGTTCACTCATAAAAAATCACATTCTTGCTAAATCTGCAACTACCTCTTGTTGTTTGAGATATAATTTTAGATAGGCCTTCGCAAAATTTATTGCTTGGTCTCTATCCATCTTATCTATGTCCCTTGCCTGTTGTTCATAGACTAACATTTTATTAATATCAGAAAGTTCAATGTCGGAAGGGTTCATTTGGATTACCTTTGAATAACTACAATTGGTTGTGTTGGATCAGATGGACTTGGATAGTAGTGAGTCAAAACTCCACCTGGGTAGAACTTTTGGATTTCTGCCTTGACTTCTTCTCTTGATGGTCTCTTAGAACCAGAGAAGAACAGTTGCAAACGATAAGTTTTTCCTCTCCACATCAACATTATACTGAAAACATTACCAGTTGACTGTAATTTCTGATAATCTTCAGTTTTTAATTGTCCTGGATAGATGACTGAATCTGCGAGTGGAAGTGAAACTCCTCCACCGAGTCTCTTTAACGCGGCTTGAGCAGCATCCTTTTCTCCACCAGTTGCACCTTTAGAGAGGTTACGGATTTTACCCATCTTCTGTGCTTTCTTGTGTCCTCCACCAATTTCAAAACTCAATCCCTCATTTGCGGGATGAACTTCGTTAGGATCATAAGCACCACCGCCACCTAATGATGGGGGTAGAGAGAACATTGTCCAATACTTCTCACCGTACTTACACTCTTTTTTCTTTTCATTCTTTTTGCACTTAGGGCAATATCTAATCTCCTCACTTTCTTTTAGAGGAGTTGGTTCAACAATGTTAAAGGACTCATACTCAGTTGCTTTGAATTCATCTCTCCAATTGGAGAACTCATAACCTTCTTTCTTGGTCTTGTTACCCCAGTTCTTTGCACCAACTTTACGACACTTGACTAGAGCACCAGATGCATATGCAGAAGGCCACACAGAATAACGAGAC